TTGTAGCTGACACAATTGATGTTGTTATCTTAGTGGCATTAAGAACACTAGTAGATACTGATGTAGCAGTAAGACTGTTAGCAGTAAAAGAACTTACTGACGTAGGGAATGCAGTCTGAAATACATTAGTTCCGTCAGTTGCTACCATCACATTAGAACCTTGTTGTATTGCAATTGCAGTATTACCTGCAGTCTTAATTTTAAGAGCAAATGATCCTGATGTATTGTTTCTTACATAATACATCTTATTAACAGAAGGAATAATAATAGAAGTCTCTGCAGTAAGTGTACCGTCAAAAGACAAGATAGCTTTACGTGACTGATCTGTAGCACCATTAACCTGAGTTAGTGTTATAGGAGTTGTACCACTGACTGAAACTATCTGATATGCTGCAACTGCCTGATCGACCAGATCAATAACATTAGTATTAAGAAGCGCACCCCAAGAGTTAGGATTTTCCCCATCCCCCTGTTTCTCTAGTCTAATGTTTGATGTATAAGTACTCGCCATTTTAAACTCCTAATTTTGGTACAGTCAGATATAATATGTAACCAACCTCTATGGGATTTGTTTTAATCTTGTAAATTATTGTTTCTGTTTTTAAATAATTTTTAAATCTATATACTTCTTCAACCACTAAACCTATTACTTTTCTTGGATGCGTAAAACATCTTTCTTCCATAGATAAGGTAAGGAATATAAGGTCTGCTTTTTGTTTTGACTCTTCTAAACCTTTACCTATTCTTAGTATTGCGTCTTCATCTATACAAAAACTTTTATATGCCATTAAGTCTTCAGGTATAGGAATTGAATTGTGTCCACCTTGTGCAGAAAAAGAATATAAAAAAACTTGTAAATAAAATAGTATAAAAATTAAAATGTATTTCTTCATGTTCTTGGGTCTTCAGGCCATCCACTGTTTATATCAATTGCTTCCAATGCTGAAACACTACTAGCATTATTAATAGCTGTTTCTAACTCTGCATGTTTAGTTCTTAAATTTGTACGCCATGTGGCTAAGTCACTGGGTTTAGCTTTTGATGTTTCTTGTTCACGAATTACTATCCAATCAGTTTCTTGCAAAAATAAAGATAAACTAGTATTAATAGAATTTATTAAACTTGCTTTAATATCACTTACAGAGTGTGCAGTATTAGTATATGTTCTGGTAACTACACCATCTTTAAATTCATCTTTATAGGTGTTAGTATAAAAAGTAGTAGACTTTTCTGATCCACTATTTTGTATTTTGTAAAGACCTACAGCTTCTCTCTGTGCATCACTCCATAAAGTAAATGTTTGACTAGAGTGTTTTAGGCCATCAATAGTCATAGGTTTTGCTTTATCTATGATTTCTGATATTAAATTATCTTTTACTAACGCCCACATTAAATATATTCCTTTTTTAAGCTATGCTTACTAATCCACCTATGATAGGAAATGTATCAGTGCCACTTCCACTACTTCCAACTCCGATTGCAGTTGTAGAATTTGTTGTCATTCCTACTGAAGTTCTTCCATCAGATAAATCAAAATTAGCTGCAGGATTCAAATCATTTCTAGCAGTGTTATTTAAAAATCCTACACGTATATTAGTAGCATCTCCATCAAGGCTATAATAACCACCACCAATCATTTGCTCTCCTGGCGAACTATGTCTAGCTACATTTACATCTCCTGCTCCTCGTAAAACTATCCATATTTTATTTTGTCCTGTAACTACAGGATCAGTACTAAATGTATATTCAACAATAGTAGTATTAGCAGTAATTGTTGTGCTAGTTTGTAATAAAGTATCTGGACTAGATACACCATCAAATGTCCAAATTTGGCAAAATGATGATCCATTATTTAGATGTTTAGACCTTGCTTTAGTAATAGTAAGAGCATCTTCTCCCTGACCACTAGATCCAGCTAATATATTTGTATTAAAAACCATTTTTACGAGTATGCCTTTGTTAAAACCATATGAACATCTGTAGATGTTTGTACTATATAATCGTATCTATCTATTGCATTAGCAGCAGTTGATAAAGTAGGCGCACTTCCTCCAGCAAAATCATAACTTGTACCATAGGTTAAAGTATGCGGTCCTCCTGATCCAGACTGAACTACAAAGATACTTCCTACCTGACCTGCTACACAATTAGTAGGATTATCTAAAGTTCTGTCTCCAGCTAAAGTAACAGTAAAATTTTGACCTGCATTAAAATCAACTGAAATATTTGTTCCATCTGTTAATTGATTTATATCTGCTGCTGCTGATTTAGAAATATGTATTTGTTTTAGAGGAGTAGCTTTGTCTACACCAATCTTACTGCCTACTCTTAACTCACCACTTACAGATGCAGAAGTTTTAACTACCAGAGTATTAAATGTACCACTGTCTGCAGAAATATCTCCTGTTATAACTGCATTGATAGATGTAATAGCTGCTAAGTTAACGCTAGTTAACACACTAACTGCTGCAATATTTGTGTTACTGTTTCCTATACTTGTAGCTAATGCTGCAGAAGTATTAGTTAATCTTGTATTTACAGAAGTTATAGCTGCTAAGTTAACACTTGTTAATACACTAACAGCAGCAATGTTTGTATTACTGTTACCTATACTTGTTGCTAATGCTGATGAAGTGTTAGCTACTCTTGTGTTAGTATTGCCTATGCTTGTTGCTAATGCTGATGAGACAGCGGCTAGTTCTGCTGATGTAGCAAAGTTAGAACCATCTCCAAGTATAGAGTTAATAGAAGTTATGGCTGCTTTATTTACACTTGTAAGTGCGCTGACTGCAGCTATATCGGAAGCAGTAGGAACTGCAGCACCACCTACAAATACATTAGTAGATGCAAATAAATTAGCTGCACTAACATTACCACTAAACTCTGCAGCAGTGCCGCTG